ATCCTGAACTCCATATAAATGTATCACCATTATTTCCAGGTGTACTATCACCCGATACAATCCATACTAAACCATCTGATAATGAAGCTGTTACTGCTCCTGAACTACTTATTACTAATGAAGCTGAGGTACCAGTTACGGTTGCGGATAGTCCTGTTGATATATTACCATTTGCGTCAGGACTATTTCCATTTACTTGTCTAACAGATGCAGTTAAGGACATTCCATTTACTGTTATTCCTAATCCATTTAAGGTAACATATGAAGCAGTTCCATTTAGATCACCTAAAAAAGATCCAGTTGCCCTTAAATTAGTTCCATCAAATGTTAATTTAGGTACTCCTTCAAAAGCACTAGCGCTATTATATTGGATTTCACCAATATTTCCTCCTGGGATTCCTGATCCTCCTGATCCTGTATCAATTAAGATAGGAAACTGTGTTCCATCTCCTTTTGTAAATGTAATTTCATTTGAATTAACTGAGGCTGTTATAAGGAAACTTCCAGTTGGTGTTGCAGATCCTGTATCTACAGTTATAGTAAACTGACTTGTGTCACCCTTAGTAAATGTAATTGTATTTACATTAATTGATGCCGTAATTAAAGCATTTGGAGTAAAAGAAGCAGTAGCTGCTATTCCATCTAAAGGTCCATTAAATGAACCTGTGAATTGTGTATCTCCATTTCCTGAACCGGTAACACTTCCGTTTATAGAATTAACAGGGTCTATAATAGCATTTATAATATCTCGGGCTTCCAGGCCCGAATCTAGATTATATAAATAAGGTATACTCATTTTTTGTTATAAATATTAGGTGTTTTTAATATCGTTTATATTATCTACTACTTGTTCACTTACTCTGATCTTGACTACATCTTGTAATTTTTTCAATGCGGTTACATCTTTTTGTAATACATCTGGAACAATATATCCATTCATTTTAATACTGAATGTACTACTTACTGTTCTTTCTTCTTTATCTGCTAATTCTGTTTTAATATTAAACGAATCAATCATCGCTCTAAACTGAAAACGAGAGGGATCGCCCCAATATGAATCAGAAGCATATTCAATTGCTTCAATGATTTTATTGAGCTGATCCATGTAATAAGTATTGATGGTGCAGGTATAAGTTACTGTAATATAATCTGGGACTACAACTGCGTAATATTGTCTTTGAGGTCTAACATTATTTAGTACACTAAAATTGTCGTATGCGTTTTTAGGACTATAGCTTTTTCCTTGTATTGAAACATTATTTGGATTGTTTGCATCTAATTTATTAGCAATTGTCCTTACTTTATCAATACTGTCTCTTTTGAACATGATGATTGGCATCATAATTCTACCTTGAGCATCTCTAAAATATCCAAATTTTTGGAATGAAGCCCATTTTTCTGGTGAACCATAGATTATTGGAACTTCAATTCTTGTTCCATTTTGTATTACAAATGGTTTAATTACATTTTGAAAGTAATACATTATGGATTCATCAATATCTTGAATACCAATTGAAAATGGTTTTGTAGAGTCTCCTGTAAAGGAAACTTGATTTCCTCTATTAATGTTATTAGCATTATTAGGATTTCCCATCTCAGTATCAAACGCTTTATGCTGTTCGGTACTAAGTTCTTTTTGTGTTTTAGGGATTGGAGTTCTACTATTTTTAGCCATTATAAAAGTCTGGTTCTTTGTATGTTAACTTTATCAGCAGGCACGTAATGACAATCACATGATATACCAACACTATAGCCAAAATTTTCTAATCCTGGGTTTAGTGGATTTGGGGAGTTTGGATAATCAGGATCTTTACCTACAAAATATTGTGTTGCTCTTGCATTATCTACTTCCCAGTAACTTTCTTGATATAATATAATATCTCCTACTTCAGGAACCAAATTTGCATCAACTAAATCATCTCTTAAGAATGCAAATGAAATAGGCCAATCGAAGTTTACACCTAAATCACTTGTAGGATTTGAAGTAAATTCAAGAGTAATTAACGCGTTTAATAGAACTGGTCCCTCAAAGAATTTTCCCCCAGATGCTTCACCGTACATGTTAATAGCTGTTTCTTTTAACTTGTATTTGTAGAATGCACACTGTTGAGTGATGATATCTCCTATCAGTTCTCTATTCATTCTTCTTAGGAATGAAACATCTCTTGAAGATCCAAATAATGCCATCTTATCCTATGAATATTACCATTGGTGACTTTGAGAGTTCGCTCATTGCTGAATCGCTTTCTGCTTGTTTTCTTGCTAATAATGCTTGACGAGATGTTTCATCAAAATATACTCTTAATCTATCAAGCAATGCTGCTTTATCTGTAGTAGCAGATGCTAATAAATCAGCTTGATTTAATGTAATTTCTTTATTTGGAATAGGAACTTGAGTATATTTTCCACGAACATATCCTAGCATTTCTTTACATAAAGCTAGTGTATATTCAAATATCCATTGTCTTCCTATTGAATTAATTTGAGAGTACACTGGATTAGCAAAATTGGCATTTGATGCATTTGTTACTTGACCTGGTGTTTGTCCAATAACGCTATTGTTTCTTTCCTCAATACTGATATATTGAAACCAAATATGGTCTTCATTATGGTTAGGTATAGGGAATATTCTTAATTTATTATTTATTAATTCAAATGAGTATCCTGCTAATGAAATTTCATTTTGCATTTCAACTGCTTGAGCAGATTGAAGTAATAAACTTGTTGGATACATTAAGAATCCTGTTGATCCAAATAATCCATAAGCACCAACTGCTGGAACTCCACCTAAACCTGAGAATACACTTAAGTTATATACTTGGTTAACTGCTGGAGGTGGCTGCCAAAATATTCTTTTGATTTCCATTCCACCAGTTACATTGTTTTCTATAGCCCATAGATTAAAATCATAATCTTGAACTGATGCTGTAGTTTTAAATGAACCACTATACCAAGTAACATTTCCTCCTACTCCTGCTTCGGAACCATATTGTTGAGTTAACCTAATTACTCCATTCATTGAAGGTGTAGCAACTGCATGGTTCATGTTTGATGAAGTAGAAGCACCAATTACATTCAATAAATTATCTCTTAATTGAAAAGCATATAATTCATTTCCATATGTAGTAATGGCTTCTTCAAATGCCGTATAAAAATTTAAATTCTGCAATTCAACATCCATAATAGGGTATCCTAATCGTCTAGCGCAAAAAGTTGTTACTTTATCTGCATCCGTTTGAAATTGCGGATCAAAATCATAAAATCCAAATGGAGTTTCTCCTGGAAAAAATGATGAGCTACCTGGGTATATAGGAATATTCATTGAAAAGTCAGTTTATTATAAATATTGACTTTTTCAATTTAATTCACAAGTATATAAGTGGAGAGATTTTAAGTTTGAGTCCAGGTAGAATCTAATTCAACTGAATTATCAATTTCTTCTTGGGTGAAAAATTGTGTATAAAATTTATCAATAATAACGGCCCATAAATCTTCAGTTGGATGTTTTAATATATCACAATATCGAGTTGTATAACCATCTGAGAAATTAGCATCATCAGTAACTTTTTGTTCTCTATTCACCGCTTCGGTCTGAGCACTATAAATTATATATTTAGACATATCCGTATAATCCGTTAAAGTAATTAAATATTGATGAGTATTCTGCTTGTGTTAATGCTCTATTATAAATTAGAGTATCAAACATTGTCATTGTTCCTGATGAAAGGGTACCTAATCTAAAATTACCCCCATTATAATCAGTTAATGTTGGTGATATTGCGGTAGATGACACTCTAAAATTATTATTTAAATGTGCATACAATAAAGAATTAGTTCTATTTATCTCCATACCCTTTAATGATAATTGTGCAGATAAGTTACTAAAATTAATATTTCTTAATACGCTATCAAAATAAAATATAACACTTACACCCGAAGTTGATGTTGCAAATGAATAATCACCTGGTGTGGATGCCCCATTATTATACTGAACTAACCTAAATCCTGATGTATTATTAACACTAAGATAATATAAAGATAAAATAGTATATACTGGATTAGTTCCAATACCTAATGTACTAGCATTTAATTGTAAAGTATCTGTTGTATCGAAAACTAAATAATTTCTTCCTTTATAAGTAAGTGAGTTTTGAACTAATGTTGGTTGATTAGCCGCAGTTGCCTGAATTAAATTATAAGTTCCCGATGTATCTTCCCAAGACGATACTGTTGATCCGTTGAGAGTAATACCGTTAGTTGCATCTACTATTTGTGGATTAAACCAAGCAACTAAGTTATCACTAGGTATATTACCTTGCAATCCATTAAAGTTTCCAAATGAGGTATTTGGAAATCCTGCAAATACATTTTTGGGTCTAGTTGTTGTTGCAGTCATACCCGGACCCGCAGTTTGAAATCCTTTAAACATATTAAAAATCTCCTATTTGTGCAAAT